AACATGCAGGAACAGAATAAGCTTCTCCGTGCTCAGCAGCAGGAAGTTGAGCAGCGGGCTCTTTCGTCTGCTCTTGATAATCAGTACAAGTCGTACGAGAATAAAAAATTAATTGATTCTGACATGTTGAAAACAGATCAGGGTTCTATTGGTGGTCTTATGCGGTATATGTTCCGCAATATGGTTGCTCCTGATAGGTCTCATGTTTTAAAACAGCGCGATTTTAATGAGCGCTAAAGGAGGTAATATGGCTTATCGTCCGAAGGGTCGTTCTTCTTTTAAGCGGACTGCTCGGCGCCAGAAGCGGATTAACAATATCCCTCGTGGCGGGTATCGGCTGTGAAGTGTAATAAGCCGATTCTTTTGCAGGCTAAGACGGCCGTCGGGGGTGAAACCTCGACGGGCCGTTTTGCTTATGTCCCATGCGGTAAGTGTACTGCTTGTCGTATGAATTACGCCTCCTCCTGGGCCATTCGGATTCTCCATGAGGCTAAAGAGTGGGAGGCTCGTTGTTTTGTCACTCTTACTTATGATGATGATCATCTTCCCCCATCACGTTCGTTGGATAAAGCGGCAGTATCGGCTTTTCTTAAGAGACTGCGAAAAAATTTCGCGTCTCGAGGTGTTAAGTTTTTCGCCTCGGGTGAGTATGGCGAAAAGAATCACCGTCCTCACTACCATCTTGTGTTGTTTGGCGTGTCAAGTGCTGACAGGGCTCTTATTGAGCATTGTTGGCCTTATGGCTTTGTGTCTATTGGGGATTTTAGCGTTGAGCGTGCTCGCTATGTTGCTGGATATGCTGTGAAGAAATTATTTTCTGCCGGTGCCGATTATTATAAATCGCGTGGTCTTGTTCCTGAATTTTCTCTTATGTCCCGGCGGCCAGGTATTGGTGAGCGTTGGCTATCTAAGCATGCGGAGCTAGTTCGTAATCAAGGTCATATTCGAGTTCAAGGAGCCATTTATGCCCTTCCGCGCTACTACAGAGATCGCGTATACACTGAGGAAGACAAGATTCTCATTAGGGCGGTTGCCCAGGATTTTTATGCTGAGAAACGTCTTGACTCTTGTATTAAGTCTGGTGGTTTGTGTGATATTTCTCTTGAAGATTTTCTAAAGCAGGAGAGCGCGCAGCGCGAAAAGAATCTTCAGGCTCGGTTACCTACAAGGAGGTTGTGATGAAATGGTTCAGAGTTGCTGTGTGGATTATCGTTGAGTGTTTAAAGGCTGTCCAGCGTGGCTGGCAGGATGGTCGTTCGGAAGTGCTTGAGAAGCGGCAGCGCGAAGATTTCGAGCGCGCTAATTCCGGAGAAGAGTTGCCCCTTGCCAAGCGAAGCGTGAAGAGGTAAACTCGACTTGTGGAATTCTTAAGCGGTATAGAATACGGGTTTGCTTCTCTGTGCACTGAGCGCATTCGTGCGAATGCGCGCCGGGGTATGGGGCGGCAGGCCCCATTCATTTATATATAACGGAGGTTCTAACATGTACATGTTTAAAAAGGTTGAGGCTGAGATTAAGACTGATACTGGTGACGTTGTGAATGTCAATCATGTCGCTCGTCAGCCTCTTGTTGCTGTTGGTTATACGGAAGCTAGGGCTTATCTGTCTACTGGTGGTTTTTACGCTAAGCTTTATAAGAATGGCGTAAAGGTGTCGTCTTGGAATAAAGGTCCTGAGCCGGAGGCGAAGAAATGAACTTTCCTAAGAGATCCGTTTTTGATTTGACTCACGAGAGGAAGCTCTCGTGTGATATGGGTAAACTTATACCCATTATGTGCGAAGAGGTTGTTCCGGGTGATACCTTCAAGGTCACTACGGATATTCTTCTTCGCCTTTCTCCTATGCTTGCCCCGATGATGCACAGGGTGAATGTTTTCACCCATTTTTTTTATGTGCCTACTCGTCTGGTTCATGCTAATTGGGAGTCGTTTATTACGGGTGGTGCGGAAGGAACTGACGCTACTGCTATCCCGACTATTTCGTCGGGCGCTGGTGGGCAGGCTACTGGTACCCTTTGGGATTATTTTGGTCTTCCTACAGGTGTGGCTAATGTGTCTGTTCTTGCTTATCCGTTCCGTGCTTACAACCTGATCTACAATGAGTGGTATCGTGATCAGTGGCTGCAGACCAAGATTGCTGTCTCTACTGGTGATGGAGCTGACGCTACTACAGCTATCGGTCTTCTCAACAGGAATTGGGAGAAGGATTATTTTACCTCTGCTCTTAAGGCTCCTCAGCGTGGTACTGCTGTTGGTCTTCCTTTGGGTGATACTGCTCCCGTTGAGCGTGTTGATAGTGCTCCTGCTACTAAGGTTTATATTGCTGGTGGCAATACCCAGCATGCCAATACTCAGTTGCAGGTTCTTTCTAATCAGTTGTCTGCTTCTTCTGATAACGCGATTCTGTCCATTGACCCTAATGGTGGTCTTGAGGCTGATTTGTCGTCCGCTACTGGGGCTACTATCAATGATCTGCGTCTGGCTTTCCAGGTGCAGCGCTTCCTTGAGCGTCAGGCTCGTGGTGGTGCGCGTTATATTGAAACGATTAAGTCTCAGTTCGGTGTTCAGTCTTCGGACGCTCGTCTTCAGCGCCCTGAGTATCTTGGCGGCGGTAGATCTCCTATCGTTGTGTCTGAGGTTATTCAGTCTGCTCCTGAGACGTTCGTTCCGTCGGACGATACGCCTACTACCCCTATCGGCACTCTTGCCGGTCATGGGTTCAGCGCGCAGCGTTCTCATGAGTTCACTAAGTCCTTCGAAGAGCATGGTTACATTATCGGCATAATGTCCATCATGCCCAGGTCTGCTTATCAGCAGGGTGTACATCGTATGTGGAATCGTTCTACCAAGTACGATTTCTACTGGCCGGTGTTCGCTCATCTGGGTGAGCAGGCTATTCTGAACAAGGAGCTCCAGGCGGATCATACTACGCCTGATGGTGTGTTCGGTTACGCTCCTCGTTACGAAGAGTATAGGACTCGTCCTTCTGTCGTGTGCGGTGATTTCCGCAGCACGTTTGACTACTGGCATATGGGTCGCAAGTTCGCCGGTGGATCTGAAGAGGCGGCGAATCCGACTCTGTCGTCGGCGTTCGTTACTTGTACTCCCACTAAGCGCATAAGCGCGGTGACTACTGAGCATAACTGCTGGGTGCAGGTGCTTAATCGCGTTACGGCTGTGAGGCCGATTCCGCGTCTTGGTGAGCCTGGTCTTATTGACCATAACTGAGGTGTCTATGGCGAAACATACTTACGATAAAGGTACGGCGAATTTTCGTACCATTCGGAACCTTAGAGGTTACGATGACTCGGAGAGGGGTTTTCCCCTGCCCGAGGTTGATGATACCGACTACGAGGATATTAACGTTCTCGTTAAGCGGTTCATGAAGGGTGAGATTATGAAGGTTGGCAAGACCGTTTCTTTTGACGGTCAGGGGTCTGCTGACGATCTTATTGCCAAAGCTTCGCCTTTCATGATGGATGGTGCCGACATGTCTGATGTTGGCCCTATTACTGATGCGCTTAAAGAGCGCGCCAAGGCCCGGGCTAAGGCCAAGGCTGAGCCCAAGGAGCCTATTAAGGCTCCTGTCCCTCCGAGCCCTGAAAAGGGCAAGGAGAAGGCCTCGGAGGGGCCTGATAGCGGCAAGTAGTTGACGCGTCGTCCCCCCTGTTATGGGCAGGGGGGGCGGTTCGCACAAATATATATACTTGATTATTTTGTGCGGAGTGACACCAACGGAGGTAATATGGGACTTTTTGAATGGGCCGCGGCTATTAATCCTGTAGCGGCTATCGGTAATGCGGTTTCCTTCGGTTCGGACTGGTTGCTCAATGATCGCCAGAATCAACAGAATAAGGACGCTGTTAAGCATAGCGAGAATTTTACTCGCGAGATGTGGAATGCCACAAATGCTTACAATACGCCTTCGGCTCAGGTTCAGCGCCTTCGTGACGCTGGTCTTAATCCTAATCTTGCTTATGGCCAGGTTGCTGATAGCAAAGCGTCTATGGTATCCGGTCCTGCTCCTCAGCGGTATGAGCGCCCTGCTGCTCCTCGTCTTTTTGATTATCAGCAGGTAGTCAACATGCAGGAACAGAATAAGCTTCTCCGTGCTCAGCAGCAGGAAGTTGAGCAGCGGGCTCTTTCGTCTGCTCTTGATAATCAGTACAAGTCGTACGAGAATAAAAAATTAATTGATTCTG